TTGTGCTGCTTTCACGGGATCATTGTCTAAAATAAATATATTCGTAATGTATATTCTAATGTATATTCTAATGTATATTTGAATGTATATTATATCACAGTTTGAGTAAAAAGTAAACCCCCTTTCGAGGGTTTACCTGAGTTTTTTTGCGGTTACCCTCCGGCGGCTAACATGTACCTAATTGTCTCGTCAATATACTCGGCTTTCCTTTGCATCTTATATGCTAGAGTTTCTTTACCTTTCTTCAATAAATTCTTACGATAGTGTAGTATCTCATTACGATCTTTTTTCAAACGTTCAATTTCTTGACAATTCATAAAAGCCTTCCTTATGTTAGTTATGAGTGTTATTACTATCATAATATAGCCTACTCTGCTATTAAATCAGGGAACGCTTCCCGACATAGCTTTTTGGTTATGCCAATGTAATTTAAAGATCTATCCTTTGCCTTACATAGCATTTCGGCTTCAGCTGGAGATACTGCTTCCAATAGCCGAATGAATTTGGACTCTCGTGTTGCTTGATTAATATCTTTTGACCATTTATTCTTAAAGAAGAATTTAAATTGGCTATCATGAGATGTAGCCAAAGTGGTTATTGGCTTTTCTGAAGGTGTATACGGCGGAGTTCCTTGTGGAACTAAACAGGTAATTGATTTATCAAAGTTCATTCTTAAAATGGTTCGCATGATCCTTGAATCGTTTTCCTTTAAAGCTTCGAGTCGAGCTTCTCGAGTGGTCAGCTTATTAATATCTTTTAAAATCTGTACTATAGTTTTATCCATTGTAAAATTCCTCTACTACTTCAATCAAATGTTTGCATCGTTTCTTAATAAGATAGTTTAGCACTTTCATTTTCATTGGCAGTTTTTGTGTGTTAAATGTATTTATAATTTTTTGATTTAGATCATCAGGTGTTTCTGTTAGATCAATCAGTTTTTTATTGCGTTGGTAATTGCGATAAATCTCTTCTGGCATAACCTCTCTTAATCTATCTGAAGACTCGATCCACTCGTCGATTCTGGTTTGACGTAATGGTGTCTGTTTGAGTGAGTCCACAAAAGTATTGTCTGCGGATAATATATTCGGGACACCGTCTCCAGTATCGCCACGCATAATATGATTCCACATATATGTGAGAGGGTTTTTGTCTGCAACCATTTTCTTTTGAATTGGAGAAAACTGTTTAACATTGTTAAACCTATGTAATTGAATAAAATCTTTATCTGAGGATACGATCATTACTGGTTCGTGCTGGCCGAACTCTTGTGTTTGTAGAGCAAGAGTACCAATAATATCATCAGCTTCTGCACCTTCAACTTGTATTACCTTATACGGAAAGTTCTCTCGTAACTCTTCTCGTATCGTATTAATAATTCTAAATACTTCCGGCCAATCCATATCAGATGAACTATCGCGCTTCTTTTTACGGTTTGCTTTATATGCTGGATATATTGTCTTTCGCCAATTGTTTGGACTATCAACACATATAACCATTTGGCCATATTCTTTTCGGTATCGTTTATTGTACATGCGAATACTGTTTAGAATCATATGCCTTATCATGTTTTCATCATTTAACTTCTGCACTATAATATTGCTTAGTGCTATCTGACTATAATCAAGTAATATCATTATCTTCTGGTTCACCCATTCTATCTTTTAGTTCTAATGCTTTTAGTTTAATATAGAAACTATCAGCATCCTTTTGTAACCTATGGTCAAGTCCTAAATATCTGACAAACATTGTATGCATAATATTAACTAACACGTGAGCATCTCTTGCTTCAGGATACTCTTCGTCTCTCATGTTAAAACCTTGCAACCAATCAATACCATCTTCTTCAATAAGTCGTTCTATCTCATCGCTCATTGTAAGAATCAGATGCTGCGCAACGTCTACAGCTTCGCATAGATATTCGTTAAGGATTTCTGTCTCATCCCTTGGCGTGTCTACTACTTTTCCCGAAGGAAACTCTATTATCTTTCCCATAATGTGTATATTATATCACACTCTCTGTTATTTGTACAGGGTTTTTATTGCATTACCACCAAGTTTTATTTGAATGATTCCATTATAATAGTCATCAGTTAGAAGAACACCTCGATCGAATTGTTCCTTAGCTTCTAAATAAGCACACTCTCCTCGAGTCCTACATAGATGAAGAATCTCTCGTGTAAATAGACCCTCACCATGTTTTTCTACATCTGCTTTTAAATGCTTGTTAGATCCATAATAAGTTTTCCAATCACTCTCAACTAATAAGCGTTGGCGACGTTTTCGTGTCTTAGTCTTAGGTTTAGTTTTCTTAAACCAGAAGAATTTCTTACCCACATACATTTGGCCTGTCTGAGTGTTTGTAATTAAATACACAAATCCATATAGTTCCTTTGGATCACACTCTTCAGGCAGTAAGTATTCTTCTTTGTTATAAACCCATTCCATTATTCGTTAAAATCTAGCTCAAGGTCTTCAGTGAGTTGCTGTTCTGCACCACAATAAGGGCAATGGATAGTTTTTGGTGGTTCGTCCTCAAATGTAATATCACATGTTGAAAAGCAGTTGATACATTCTAGTGAAACTTGGCCAGCTTGAAACATTAGCGCTCCTTAATTATCTTTGTTTTGAATCCAACGACTAAACTCTGGATAGCCACCAATTGGTGTATCATCTGAGCTAATCTGTGGTACAGACATTGCATTTGGAAATATTTCTAATAGATCTTCCTTAGTGTAATCAACACCAAGCTTTTTATACACATACTCAATGCCACCTTGTTCTGCAATATTCTTAGCCATATCGCAACGAGGGCATTGATCTTTTCCGTAAATATTAATCATAAACTTAAACCTTTTAGTACGTTATCGTCAACATCTTGTTTTACACCACCAACAACGTAAGAGCTAATTTCTGTTTCTTGTGGTGCTACTTGTACATCGCTTCCACCAATCCACTTCTGTGTCCATGGTAGAGGATTAGCCTGTGGTACAGTGTATGAGCAAGGAAGACTTAATGCTCTCATTCTTTTACAACCAATCCATTCTATATATTCTTTTAGAATAGCCTCATTTAAGCCAATCATTGAGCCATCTCTAAAGAGGTAATGTGCCCACTCTTTTTCTTGCTCGATTACTGATTCAAATAGTTTTACTACATCTGATTCCATTTCCTTTGCAATCTTAACAAAGTCTTTGTCTTCTAGTAATAGCTTCTTGATCATCATCGTAGTACCAGCAAGGTGAGTGTTCTCATCTCTTGCGATAAACTTAATAATCTTAGCATTACCTTCCATCTTCTTTAGCTCAGCAAATGCCCATGAACATGCAAAGGATACATAGAACCTAATACCTTCAAGAGCATTAGCACTCATTAAGCACATCCATATCGCTCTCTTATGATCCATCTTACTAATATCTTTATTCTCATTTGCTTCAATAAGAGTATCATAGTATTGTGCGATGTCCTTACCGCACTCGAGTATTTCCTTAACATCTAGCATTCCATCAAATACGAACGAAGGGTCTGGATAAATGTTACGGATAATATGTGTATACGATCGACTATGAATAGTTTCAAAGAACGACCAGGTTTCAATCCAGTTCTCTACTTCAGGTAAAGAACAGATGGGTAAAAATGCTAGGTTAGGCGCACGACCTTGTACAGAGTCGAGCAATATTTGTCTCTTGAGATTAGAAGTAAAGATATGCTTTTCATGCTCAGTTAATGCATTAAAGTCTTTCTTATCTTTAGAAATATCTACTTCTTCTGGACGCCAAAAGAATCCTAATTGCTTTTCTGTTACCTTATCAATTGCTGGATACTTTAGCTCATCAAATCTTTGAATATCAACCGCCTCATCAAGAAACATTTTCTTTGTTAAGTGTGATTTTCTATTCTTTTTCAATACTGTCATTTATATTCCCTTTATTAGATTTTGCACGATTCACAATCGTCTTCGTCGTAGTCTGACATTACATTAGCAGCATCATCAACAGCCGAAGGTAAGTCCTCTTTCATTTCTCCAGCACCATCAAAGGTGTTGAAATAGTACAATTGTTTTAATCCAAACTTATATGCAGTAACCAAATCTTGTATCATAACTGACATTGGAATTTTATTATCTTCAAAGTGTTCAGGGTTATATGAAGTGTTGACCGATATTCCCTGGTCAATATACTTCTGTAGGATTGCACATATTTTTAGATAACCATCTGGTGATTTCTGATCCCATAAGAGATCGTACTTATTTTTTAGATGGTGGTAACCGGGTACAACTTGAGCGAGTACGCCATCCTTACTTTGCTTATATGAAACCAAAGCGCGAGGAGGTTCAATACCGTTTGTACTGTTACTAATTTGTGCGGATGTTTCTGCTGGCATTAATGCCATTAGAGTGCTATTACGAATACCTGTCTCTTTTAACTGAGACCGTAATGAATCCCAAGGTAGACGTTCGCTATGCTCTATTAAATTATCTACCGCACTCTTATATGTATCAATTGGAAGAGCTCCAGAGCCGTATTTTGTCTCATTATTTAAAGGAATTTTGCCTTTTTCTTTAGCAATATCTGCAGAAGCTTTAATGAGATAATAAGACCATGCCTCAGCATATTGATCAACCGTTTCAAATGCGCCTTCGTCGTATTTCATTCCACGTTTAGCTAAGAAGTATGCAAGGTTAATAACACCAATACCAAGTGGCCGACGATTCATTGTGCTACGTTCTGCCGCTTTAACTGGATAGTCTTGATAGTCTAATAGTTCATCAAGAGATCTCACAGCTAGATCACAATACTTCTCAAACTCAGATGGATCATTAATCAAACCCCAGTTAATTGCAGATAGAGTACAAAGAGAGATTTCACCTTCTTCATCGTCTGCTGAACTAAGAGGTTTAGTTGGTAGATCGATTTCACAACATAGGTTACTCATTTTAATTGGAGCAACCTTAGGATCGAATGAGCCATGATCGTTAGCATGATCAACATTCATTACGTATATTCTACCAGTGTCCTTACGTTCTGTTAGTAATGATTGGAATACTTCTAAAGCTGGTAAAGTTTTCTTACGGATAGAACGAGTCTTTTCGTACTTTTCATATAACTCTTTAAACTTATCTTGATCATCAAAGAATGATTCATATAAACCAGGAACATCGTTTGGATCAAAGAAGCTAATCTCACCGCCTGTAATTAGACGCTCATACATTAGCTTGTTTAGTTGGAAGGTATAATCCATGTGACGTACACGATTCTCTTCAGTACCTTTGTTGTTCTTCAATACAACTAGATCTTCAAACTCATAGTGCCAGATTGGTAGATAAACAGTAGCTGCACCACCGCGAACACCGCCTTGAGAGCATGACTTAACCGCTGATTGGAAGTACTTAAGGAATGGAATCAAACCTGTATGTACTACTGAACCATCACCAACTCTTGAACCTTCTGCTCTAATTGAACCAGCACCAATACCAATGCCAGCTTTCTTAGAGATATATTTTACGATACTGGTAGAAGTAGCATTAATACTATCAAGAGAATCGCCTGATTCAATAAGCACACAGCTTGAGAACTGGCGAGTCGGAGTTCTAACTCCTGCCATAATTGGAGTGGGTAACGAAATATAGAAGAGAGATATCGCATCATAGTAGTCCTTAACGTATTTTATTCTGGTTTCTTTTGGATAGTTAATAAAGAGCGTAGCAGCAACCATCATGTACAAGGTCTGAGGTGTTTCGTAATGTTGCTTTGTTTTACGATCTTGAACAAGATACTTACCACGGAATTGTTCCATACCAGCATAGGTAAACGAATCATCACGATCATGTTTGATATAAGCATCTAGCTCATCAATTTCTGTATGCTCGTATTGTTCCATAATAGAACCATCATATACTCCACGGCTTACATTCTCAATAATAATACGCTTAAGAGTCCATGGCGTATATTGACCATATACTTCTTTACGCAACTTATAAGAGATAAGTCGAGCAGCTACAAACTGATAATTTGGTGTGTGTTCTGAGATAAGCTCAGCTGCTGATTTAATTAACAGCTCATGAATAT